AGGAGCTGCAGCGCTGCATGGTCGATGCGATGGAAGAATGGGAGGACTTCGAGCCGTTCGCCGATCGTCCCTTCAACTGGCGACCGGTCTGGATTGGCTACGATCCGTCACACACCGGCGACAGCGCAGGCTGTGCGGTACTGGCACCGCCACTGGTTGCCGGTGGTAAATTCCGCATCCTTGAGCGTCACCAGTGGAAAGGTATGGACTTTGCCGCGCAGGCCGAGGCCATCCGGTCACTCACCGAAAAATACACCGTCGACTATATCGGCATCGATGCGACCGGCATCGGCCAGGGGGTTTACCAGCTCGTGCGCTCATTCTTCCCGGCGGCGCGTGCGATCCGTTACACGCCGGAAATGAAAACCGCGATGGTGCTGAAAGCGAAAGACACCATCAAGCGTGGCTGTCTGGAATATGACGCCAGTGCGACCGACATCACGCAGTCATTTATGGCTATCCGCAAAACCATGACCAGCAGCGGCAGGAGCTCAACCTATGAGGCCAGCCGCAGTGAAGAAGCCAGCCATGCGGATATCGCCTGGGCAACCATGCACGCCCTGTTAAACGAACCGCTGTCAGCCGGTAGCGGTATGCACTCCACCTCAATTCTGGATATTAACTAAGATGAAAAAAAGTCAAAAAAATCAGCCTAAACAGACAGCCAGCATGACCGCCCGCGCGCCACAGAAAATGGAGGCGTTTACTTTCGGTGAGCCGTCGCCGGTACTCGATCGCCGGGATATCCTCGATTACGTCGAGTGCATCAATAACGGCAAATGGTACGAGCCGCCGGTCAATTTCTCCGGGCTGGCAAAAAGCCTGCGCGCCGCCGTGCATCACAGCTCTCCGATTTACGTGAAGCGTAACATTCTGGCGAGTACCTATATTCCGCACCCGCTGTTGACCCGTCAGGACTTCAGCCGTCTTGTGCTCGACTATCTGGTCTTTGCCAATGGCTATCTGGAAAAGCGCATGAGCGTTACCGGCCAGTTGCTCAAACTGGAAACCAGCCCGGCGAAATACACCCGCCGAGGCGTAGAAGATGATGTCTACTGGTACGTGTCGAGCTTTACCAATCCGCACCAGTTTGCGCCCGGTTCGGTGTTTCACATGCTTGAACCGGACATCAATCAGGAGCTTTACGGGATGCCGGAATACCTGAGCGCGCTTAATTCCGCCTGGCTGAATGAGTCCGCGACGCTGTTTCGCCGCAAGTATTACCAGAACGGGGCGCACGCGGGTTACATCATGTACGTCACCGACGCGGCGCAAAGCAGCACCGACGTTGAGTCGCTCCGTTCCGCGATGCGAGATTCGAAAGGGCTCGGCAATTTTAAAAATCTGTTTTTCTACGCGCCCAACGGCAAACCGGACGGCATCAAGATTGTGCCGCTAAGTGAGGTCGCCACGAAAGATGATTTCTTTAACATCAAGAAGGTCAGCGCCACCGACCTGCTCGACGCACACCGCGTGCCGTTCCAGCTGATGGGCGGTAAGCCCGAAAATATCGGTTCGCTGGGTGACGTTGAAAAGGTCGCGCGGGTGTTCGTCCGTAATGAGCTGACGCCACTGCAGGAGCGCTTCAGAGAGATAAACGACTGGCTCGGAATGGAGGTGATCCGCTTTAAAGATTACAGCCTCGAATCTGAATAACCCCGCCAAAAATGCCGCCTCCGGGCGGCATCCTGTCAAAACCCCTCAGACGCTCCACACGCAACGCAATCACCATCCAACAAAAGTGCCAGCCATCGAAACGACATCACCATCACGACGCGCACAGGCGCATTAAATTAAATGCTGTCACCGCCTCTGGCGCGCAGTGCTATCCCCGCCTCGCCTGCGCGCTTAACGGGTCGAATTTAATGCAGGTGCATTACTATGCCAGATCGGCGCCGGCACTGGGCTTACACCCAAAGATTAACTTTCTTTTTTGCATGCAAAATCATGCGTCCTTGGATGCAAGCGCATACATCTATTATTTAAAAGCCAAGAGTATGTGCAGGGGAGGCATAAAAAGCTATACTCTTGCCGGTTTATCAGGGGGAGAAAATGCCTAAAGCTGTATCATTGTTCTCGGGCTGTGGTGGTTCCGATGCTGGGCTGGTGAAAGCTGGATTTGATGTCGTAATGGCAAATGACATTTTGCCTTATGCAAGAGAGGTTTACCTCGCAAACCAACCCGAAACAGACTATCTCATTCAAGACATTCGGAAAGTAGATAAATTTCCGAGTGCTGAGCTTCTTGTCGGTTGCTATCCCTGCCAAGGATTTAGTCAGGGTGGGGCTCGCCTTGCCGACAGAAGTATCAATTTTTTATATAAAGAATTTGCCAGAGCACTTACAAGTATTCAACCCAAAGCATTTATCGTAGAAAATGTTTCGGGCATGAGAAATAGCACCTTTAAACACTTGCTGGAAGATCAAATTAAGCGATTTTCTAATGCAGGTTCTATCGGCTACAAGGTAGTCTGGAATGTTCTAAAGGCCCACCACTACGGCGTTCCACAAGAGCGTAAAAGATTAATAATTGTTGGTATTAGAAACGATTTCAACCATGATTATAAATTCCCTGAACCTACTCATGGTGATAATAACCCACGTCCATATGTAACAATCGGTGAAGCACTTAAAGGTTTACCTGAATGGCCAATAGGTGAATATTGTGATGACCCATTCCATTGGTATTATCTATCTAGAAATAGACGTCGTAACTGGGATGAGGTTAGTAAAACGATTGTAAGTAACCTTCGTCACATTCCATTACATCCGATTAGTCCCGAGCTAAAAAAGATTGAAACCGATAAATGGGAGTTTGTTACTGAGCAACCAGCAAGACGTTTCTCATATAGAGAAGCGGCTATTTTACAGGGATTTAGTAAGGATTATACTAATCACGGTGGGAACTTAATATTCCCAGAATTGGAAGGCTTTGGAACAGCACGCATACTTAAAGAGCGTTATAAAGTTGTAGGTAACGCAGTACCACCGCCACTATTTGAAGCTGTAGTGAATAATATACCTGACATCTGGTAAAAAAGGCCCTACAGGGCCTTTTTTAATTGCTTGCAAAAATCTATCAATAAATTCAAGTCTTTTTGCATATCATCAAACTCATCTTTAAAGCGATCATGTGCGATTGCTAGGCGGACTCTATCAAAAACAATCCCTGCTTCAGCACTGGCTTCTCTTAACATTTCATCGACCAACACATAAGGCGTTGAAAAAACCTTCACGCACTTAATATAGGTGAGCGGATGAAACCATGGCGTTAATTTACCAATCTTTATATCGTTAAACTTTGTGGGCCAATCATTGCCACAAGCACATTGCCCTAACGCAAAAAGGCGTCCATCCCTACCATCTAGAAAATCAACCCAAGTGACGAAGTCAACACCGCAATCTTTTATTCTAAGCGCATCCTCATCCTTCAGACCATTTTCAACGCGCCAAGACCATTCTTTTGTACCAGGTGAAATTAGGCTATTTAACTTTAAAGCTAATTCTTTGTAACTTGTTGGGTTTCCATCAGAGCGAGGCCAACCAGTATGCATATGCTTTGCATGTGCACTCAAGAACTTTGTAAAAAGACGCCCCGCCATAATTTCAAAATACCTTGGAAGTCGAACATTATCTCCTTTAGTTAAATTATTTATCATAGAAACACATAAGCAAAATAAGTAAACAGGAGAAGGTGACTTTTTTAACGTCAAATGATTCGCTTTATATTCAAATGGATAGACATCCTTGAGAATATTTGCCCGCCACTGTATCTGCTCAGCAATTTGCCCGACCAATATATCTTTACCTTGGTCTTCCTTCATCCAATCCTCTTCGAATTGGCCTTCAAGTTCATCCATTTCATCATAGATCGTTCCAGCTATTTTATCATCTTCAATACCTGAATCGATTGTCGCATTCATATCAAGCAGAGCATTCAACTCCGCTTGGTCCGCATCCGTTGCGAAACTTTGCATCTTAGAGCGTAATCCATAATTCACAATTAAAAGTCCTCTGAATCGTTCCCACTAATAGCTTCATTAATTGACGTTCTAAAAGACCTAAACTGCTTACTAATTTGCTCAAGGTAACTATTTAATTCAATTGCATCTTGTCTCGGCAAATCCTCTCGGCCAACTCTAGTAATGCACTCATCTAATTTGCCTCTTATTTCAAGCATGAGATTAGTCAGCCTATCCCCAATTGGTTGAGTTAAGTCGTTAATTTCCTCGACATCTTTACCTTGTTTAAGTAATATAATTTTTTCTGGCGAGGCGACTATTTCTGCTAATACACCTAAATTACGTGAATCCCTAACCTGAGAATTTTGCCCTTTATTTTTATTACCAAACATTGCTGTCATTAACAGCTTGGCATTATCTAATTTTTTCTCGTCAATTGGATTAGACGCAGTAGGATCATCTGACAGCCCAACATAATCCTGAATGCTTTTATATCCTAATAAGGTGTACACCCATGAAAAAGGATAGCTTGTATTACTACCGCGGCCTTTTTTAACGCTATCATCCTTATTGTATTTCCCGGCAGACTCCATCTGCTTGATAAAATTATAACCTGACAAAAGCCGTTTGATAGTACTATTGCGATCTCCAATCATGGTTGAGATATCACTTACACTCATGTCACCATCTTTTATAGTTCTGGCTATCCATGCAGCTTTAGCATATGAGTCCCAATCTTTAGTCGATACTATATGCCTAACACCTAAGTAAGAGATCAGCGATTTTTTATCAACACCATCATCATCCTCAAATACTATTGCTGGGATGGGGTCTATTTTTGGTTTTCCATGCGATATATATTTATCAATATATTGCTGATGTAAGTTAACTTGGTCTCTTGCCCTATCATCATTCTTGAGAATCAGACAAGCAGCTAACCTCCTGTTACCCTCCATTACAGTATATTTTTTATTACTGTTTTTTCTTACAACCATCGGCTCAGCCGAAAAATAACCATTTACAGCTATCGAGCTTATTACATCAGTAACACCATAGTTCTTAACTATATTATTTAAAACATCGACCTGAGTATCTGCTGACGATGAATCCTCTCCAAAGCGAGGGTTTTCGACATCAAGCTCTAAATCCTCAATTGATATATATTCTACTTCTTTATGCCGTAATTTCTCTTCTACACCTGCTGTTTTTTTCTTCATATCGACTCCGAATTCCTACGTCCATAGAGTTCAAACTATGTTCAATCCTTTATATTTTCATCATATCTAACATAAAATGAACGTTTCCCATATGATAACTTTAGCATACGGCGCAAGACAAGCAGAGGGATAAATTAAATAAAGATATTGAATTAACTCATGTTTTCCAATCTGAAGTTAATTGATATTTGAATTTATTGGTACCAAAACATACCGCCCCACCTCGAGCCAGCACTTCAAGCTCCCAAATCTGGGGCGTGATGTCTTGCTGCGCCAGTTCGAAGCGAATACGTGGGATCTGTTCCCGTTCAGCCTTCGTCATCCGACCCGAGGGCGCAATCTGATGTGGTTTCAACGGCTCATTACTTCTTTGCTTCCGTATTGGTTGAGATACTGTGTGTTTTAATGCGGCCCTAAGTACCCTCATGACTTCCGGGTCATCCCACCCGATAACACCACTATCAACCAGATTTAACACCGCTGCGGCATGCTCAGACGGCGTGGGAGTCATAACCGGATCGCCACCGCCGGTGAGCTTTCCACAGTTATTGACAGGACTCCGAGGCGCGGCAGAGCCGCTTTTTAAAGTCAAAGGCTCAACGGCCAAAATCTTTGGAACTATGCGCCATTCCGCTGTGCGGGTTACATGTACATGGCTCAACCCGAGGTGAGGGGCATAAATACCGACCACCCTCTCGATGTCTTCCTCGTACTCGTTGACCTCATCCGTCACTTTACGGGCGACCCTGACGGCCTGAGCATCACGCGGCATATTTGCCCCGCCCTGCGCGATGATATACAGGTCAAATTCACCCTCATCTGCAGCAGCCCGGACGGCCTCGACACGATCGTCAAATTCGCTGGCAATACTCACTCCGCGCGGCAGTTTGCGCAGTTCGCGGTAAGCGCCCATTGTCGGGAGGCCGATCGGTTTGAACTGAGGGATGCGCCATGTAGACGCCCAGGCGGTTACGGCTGCAGCCGTGTCTTTCAGTGGCTTGCCGGTGTCGTGGTCGAGCTGGCCGTCGAGCGCGTAGCCGTCGATGTTTTTGGCAATGTATTTAGCGATATAACCTGCCGCGCCGCCCTGATTGAGATGACGTGACTCAAAGCGCTGTTTTGCCGCGCCCTTTTCGTGTCCGTCCTCTTTGAGGGCATAACGACGCATAATCTCGTTGATGGCTTTACGCTGACCGGGTTTGCAAAACAGCATCATGTGCCAATGTGGCGTTCCATCGTGGTGCGGCTCGACAACGCGCATCCCGTAAACCTCTAAATCATTGTCCTTGAAAGCGGTGCGCATCAGGCTCCAGATACGGCAGAGATAACGCTGGCCGTCTTTTGGCGTGAATGCGGTTTCGTTCCAGCCGTGATTGAGCTGCACCGTTTTGCTGTCGCCTTTGCCGACCTGACGGGTCGGGTGATACTTCGATGGGGTAGTCAGCGTGATAAACATCCCCACATCACCAACGCTGGCCGCGTAGCGTTCAATCCCGGCGATGGTATTCATCAGCTCCATGCGACGAATCTCAGGGTTTGAAATACTCCCCATGACCTTACTGATAAGATCGACACGTTCGCCGGTAACTTTGTTTTCCAGCTCGCAGGATTTCAGGTATTCGAGATTAGCCAGGCGGCGAGCGTGAACATCGCGAATCGCCCTTTTGCTTGCGTAAGGTGAACGGTCTTTGTTCACCTCACCGGCAGCGATAAGCAGCGCCTCACACCAGCGCATGCGCTGAGCCTTGAGCTGGTTAACCCACCACTCATCTTTTATCAGACGGGAAATAGCGGAAAATGCCTGGCGGATCGTCATCTGACCCTTACGGTATTTTTTCCAGTAAAGCGGGGTTAAGTTGAAT